CTGCTCTTGCAGCTTCAGGCATGATGGACTACACACCAGCAATGTCAACAAACCTTAACGTAGACGACACAGGTAACACCTTCGCTGGTGTACTTAACGGTCGTATGCGGGTTTACATTGACCCATACTCATCAGGCGATTATATCAACGTCGGTTATAAGGGTACAAACCCATACGACGCTGGTGTATTCTACTGCCCATACGTACCATTAACAATGGTTCGTGCAGTTGGTGAGGACACATTCCAGCCAAAGATTGGATTCAAGACTCGCTACGGCATGGTCTCAAACCCATTCGTTGGTTCAACACCATCAGACGGTCTTGCTTCTGCAAAGACCAACCAATACTACCGTATCTTCCGCGTGGACAACATCCTCGGCGCATAAGGTATACAAATACTCAGAGAGGCGGCTTCGGCCGCCTCTTTTTTTATCTAAACTTGTATAAATAGTTACATGGCACTTACAGAGAATTTTAACTATCTTCAACCTACCAGTTTTAAACTCGTAGTTGATCGTAAAAACTTTCCAAATCTTGAGTTCTTCGCTCAACAGATTACTCATCCTGGATTGATTATGCCTGCCGCGGAAATGCCTGTCAGGCGTATGCAATCAATTCCTTTTCCAGGTGAATCACTTACAATTAATGAATTATCAGCTACTATTCTTCTTGATGAGGATTTAAAGAGCTATAATGAAATGTATGAATGGATTCGTAGAAATCAAAGAACAAACATGGGTAATCAAAAGTTTTTAGAAAAAGGATCAGACATTCCTACGAATGCTGATATAACCTTATCAATTCTTTCAAGCCATAATAATCAAACAAAACAAGTGAGATATATCGATGCTTTACCTGTAGCACTCGGTGATATAAACTTTGAATCAACTGCAAGCGGAACAGAATTTATTACATTCGTTGCTTCGTTCCGTTTTAGTTATTTTGAATTGGTGTAAAGATGTTATCAATTTTAGGATCGTTATTAGGATTTGCTGGATCTGCAGTGCCAGCGATTACAGATCATTTTGCTGCAAAAGAAGATCGTAAACTTGAATTAGACAAAATGAAACTCATGGCCGAACTTAAAAAGGACGGCATGGATTTTGATATGAAACTATATGAACAGCAGGCAGCTGGTAAAGAGCATGAACGTCTAATTCAGCACGATATAAGTATAAACAAAGGTACAGGAATTATAGCGGGTCTCCAGAAGTCTGTCAGACCTGTGATTACCTATGCATTTTTTGGCTTATTTTGTACAATTGAGATAACATTATTACTCAATGCTATCGAAACAGGTACAAATTTTGCTGAAGCAATACAGTTATTATGGGATGAAGATACAAAAGCAATTTTTGCTGCTATTATATCTTTTTGGTTTGGGAGTAGAGCAATTGAAAAAGCCAGGCGAAAGTGAAATTGAACATTACGTTAGAGTAATAAAAGAGCACGGTGCTCGTCGTGCAAGTTTTGACGAGCGTATGGAATATTGGAGAAAATATCATGAAGGAACAACTGATCAAAGCAGCAAGGATGCATGCTGAAGGAGAGCTTGAAAGAGCTAAAACAAACATTATGGTTTATATGAATCAAAGTGTAGGTATTGGAGAACATAGCGATATTGTAGAGGCTATTCAAGAAGAGCTTGATAAAATGGCAGCCGCAACTGATCGTATTGAGATGCTTGAACAACATTTTGAAGACGACGATTATTTAAAATAAAAAAAATATTTTTTTCTGAAAAAGTGTCCAGGGGCTGTTTACAAAAACAGCCCTTTGATATATAATACTACATATAAAGCAAATCACTACATAAAGGAATCAGCTGATGCAATCAAATCGATTCGCGGATACTAGAGACTTTTTGTCCCAAACGAAATTCTACGAAGGCTATTCGAGATTTAAAGAAAACGATGGCTCATACGAGAGCTGGGATGAAGCTGTCGATCGTGTAATATCAATGCACGAAAATAACTATTCAGACAAAACAGAAGAATTAAATTCATATTTAGAAGAAGCTCGCACCGCTTACAAGGAACAACGGGTGCTTGGAGCTCAACGCGCTTTACAGTTTGGCGGAGAACAATTGATGAAACATCAGATGCGTATGTACAACTGTACGTCATCTTATGCCGATCGTCCTGCTTTCTTTGGCGAGTTTTTCTATATTTTATTATGCGGAGCAGGTGCAGGCTTTTCTGTACAAGAACATCATATCGCTAAACTACCAAAGATTCAGTTACGTACAAAACAAGCAAAAGGTTATATTGTAGAAGATTCAATCGAAGGTTGGGCTTCTGCACTTGACGTTTTGATGGCTTCGTACATGGTAGGCGGTGGCAAATATCCAGACTACGAAGGTCGTCGCGTATTCTTCGATTTGTCTCAAATCAGACCAAAAGGCGCAAAAATATCTGGTGGATTCAAAGCTCCTGGTCCAGAAGGTTTACGTAAGTCTTTGGATAAGATTGAGCACATGCTACAAGGTATGGTAATGGACTCAAAAGAACCTGTTTCTCTTCGTCCTATTACAGTGTATGATATCTGTATGCATGCAGCCGACGCTGTTTTATCTGGTGGTGTACGTCGTTCAGCAACAATTTGTCTCTTCTCTCCAGAAGACGATGAAATGATGAACGCAAAAACAGGTAACTGGTTTATGGATAACCCACAGCGCGGTCGTTCAAATAACTCAGCTGTTATTGTACGAGACGAAGCTACACCTGAAATGTTCGCAAAGATTATGGATTCTGTTAAATCATTTGGCGAACCAGGCTTTTATTTCACAACATCAAAAGAACATACAACAAATCCTTGTGTTGAGATCGGTATGTATCCTCAGTACGAAGGCGAGTCTGGCTGGCAAGGCTGTAACCTAACAGAAATTAACGGTGGTATGTGTGCTACTGAAGATGATTTCTATCAGGCATGTCGTGCTGGCGCCATTCTTGGTACATTACAAGCGGGATACACGGACTTTAAATTTTTAAGTCCTGTATCTAAAAAGATCTTCGATCGCGAAGCATTGCTTGGTGTTTCAATTACAGGATGGATGAATAACCCCGATATTCTTTTCGATACGAAGATCCTTAAAAAAGGAGCAAACATTGTTAAGAAGGTCAACAGGGAAGTTGCAGCCATTATTGGTATTAATCCTGCTGCTCGTACTACTTGCGTTAAGCCAAGTGGTAATGCATCAGTTCTGCTACGAACCGCTTCTGGCATACATGCAGAGCATTCTTCACAATACATAAGAAACATTCAAATGAATAAAGAGTCTGAAATTACTCAGGCTATTATTAAATCGAATCCTTATATGGTTGAAGAATCAGTATGGTCAGCATCAGGTACTGACGTTGTAATTTCTTTTCCGATCATTCCTCATCAAGGCTCTTACTTTAAAGATAACCTGTACGGTGTAAAACACCTGGACCTCGTTAAAAAGGCTCAGAAGTATTGGGTTGTCGAAGGCACAAATGAGGAGTTATGTGCAGACGAAGGTATTCGTCATAACGTTTCTAACACAATTATTGTCGACGACTGGGATGATGTAGAGAAGTACGTGTTTGAGAATCGCTATTCTTTCTCAGGTATCTCTTTCCTTGCGCCATCTGGCGATAAAGACTACAATCAAGCGCCAAACACAGCCGTAATTACAGCCGAAGATATGGTTGATAAGTACGGTGAAGGTGCTATATTCGCTTCAGGTATGGTTGTCGACGCACTCAAAGTATTTACAAACCTATGGATCGCTTGCTCTACAGCGCAAGGTATGGGCGAGGATCTTACACTTGAATCTTCTGAAAACTCAGCAAAGCAAGACTGGGTCAGACGATTCTCAAACTTTGCTCATAACTATTTTGAAGGTGATCTCAAGAAAACGGAATACTGTTTGAAAGATTCTTATTTACTTCATAAATGGAATAAGATACAACAAAACCTTCAACCAGTAGATTGGAAGACGGATCTTACAGAAAAGACATACGTAGACGTCGATACACTTGGAGCCGCTGCCTGCGCAGGCGGTGCTTGTGAAATTGATTTCTAGTCCTTGTGTAAAAATTTGTACGTTGATAGACAAAATATGCATTGGCTGCGGTAGAACACAAGAAGAAATTAAAGAGTGGTTTACAGCTACCGATGAAAGAAAAAAAGAAATAAAGGAATCGTGTGGAAAACGAGTATAGAATAGAATG